TCTTTATACTGAAACAGGTATCCACGCGACTTGTTTTTTCTCTTCTGAGAATCGCCGCAATATGGACACCTGAAATTGTATAAACTTTTTTTCTTTTGTGAAAAATTTGTGAGTTGAGGAGAAACCAAACTAATATATTTGGTATCAATATAACTCATCTTATAGGAGCAGGGGATTCTCCTAGTATGTTAGCAGACAATGTAGAAGGTGTCAATGCTTTCATGAAAGGTGGTATCACTTGTAACACTGTCACAAGGGTAACAAGCACTGCGCCAGCACCTATCACAAACTTGGCATTGACATCTACCTTCCTTTGAATCTTATCAATCCTACCATTAATTATGGTAGTATCTTTGTCATGTCTTTCCTTCATCTCTTCAAGCATACCGATGATAAGTTTATCGGCACGTTCGGATTCATCCAAACGATTTTCATGACGCTCCAAGATTACAGCAACTCTATTGCTGTTTTCAGAGATTGTACCTACTGCTCTTTCGAGTTTGTCAAGCATCTCTTTGGAGAGATCTTCATAAATGTCAAGTTTTGATTCTAAAACTGCTAATCTACCAAGACCGAATGCCATACCTAAACGTTATATTGTGCGAACTGTAACGCATTAGCATACGTTGTAGGATTCATATTAAGGAGAGAGCAAAATTTAATTTTGTTGTCGTCGTTAAGACCTTCGTATGTAGATACAATTTTCTGAGCATCAAATGCAGTCATGTTTTGACTAGTGCCATCTTGAAATTTGACCTGAGCAAAATGTGTCTCAGCATCTCTTCCATAGCTAGTAGCTTCGCCAGCGACTTTCATTGCTTGTGCAAATACGTCCGTTGCATTAGGACCAACATTTTCTGAAATCACATCACCCTCGGGATTATAAGAATTTTTTTCAACTTGCTTGGTTGCTTTTGTCTGCTTCTCAGCTGCTTTCTTTCTGAAGTCATCAAGACGTGCTTTAACTAGGGTATTCATTTCACCCTGCTTGTCTTGCATTTTCTTCTTGGCGTCCTGGCGCTTCTTCTGAAGCTCCTGTCTACCCTTAAGAGTTTTTTGCTGTTTGATTTGCTTTTGTGCTTTATCAGTGGCAGACTGTTCTGCTTCACTCAATTTCACACTAGTATTCTCTTCAGACATTTTTCCTTTCCTTTTAGATCTATTACTTAAGATACGGTTTACAAGTTTCCGAGCACTTTTTTTGCGTCCGTCAATCCTTTCATCAGATTTCTTACGCTTAAGAAGGCTCTTCCTCTTCTTAGTATTAACAAAAACAAAAGCAGGAGGCATAGCAAGACCGCTACCATCTCCAGCCATCATTTCATTTAAATTAGTTTGAGACTCTTCAGACATCGGTCATCTATATCAGATTTATCTACGCCAAGCGGTAACCTATTTAGGTATTCCATAAACGCCTTCACTGTACCCCAGTATTTACAATCTAATTTGTAAAACAAAAGTGGAGTAGCAGCATCATTAAAGGTATTATATAAAACAATTATATGGTTTAGAATCAAATGAGTTTTCAACTCTCCATGCATCTCGTAACGTCTGAGTAATCTTTTGATGTATTTGAATCTCTTCAAATCTTCTTCAAAATCATCATACGTTACGGATGTTGGATTGTTATAATTTTGTATTGCAAAAAATAACCAATTATCATCATTCAATTCATTAATTATCATATCACATTATCATGCGAATGTTAGGCTTGCACTATCAGATGTTACTGTTAAAGCACCGCCAGAGTCTGAGATTCTGCAGCGGAATTTATATCCATCGTAGGTTGCTTTGTCAGCATCAGTAATGTCAAGTTGTGGACCGTCGCTACCAGCATAGACTCCAGCATCAGTGATGTTTTTCCAACGTGTGGTAGAAGCAGCAGTCTGATACTGCCACTGATATCCAAGGGTATCGCCACCACCAGAAGCAGCTACAGCGAAGTTAATCGCTCCAGTTGGGTCTGCTGCGTCAGCAACATTTGAAGGTTGTGTATCCACAACGATTGCTGCAGGTGCTGCATCTGCAGCTACTGCGTCGTCTGCCTGGTCACCAGCATTTGCTGCTGTCTCAGAAAGAGCAACTAAACATTCCTGACCTCTATAACGTAGAGTGCCATCCGATTGCTCGACAGTATAGTATGCCCACCAACCAGGAGATTTGAATCCTCTAGCACGGTTGACTTCTGTAGTTGCTTCAGTATTATCAATAAAAATTAATTGTCTACCTGCAGTATCCATATTTTCCAAAGTGGTATACCACGATGGACGGGCACCTGCAGAGTCTGTCTTTCCCCATAGAGGCATGGTACAATTCTCCTAACGGTTGTTATATCTAAAGTATATTTATAAAAAAAGGGGCTTGTGCCCCTTTAATTATGCTTCTTCGCGAGCAGCGATCGCTTTCGTCACAACTTCTAGAAGTTGATCGTCCATGTCAGTCTTGGTTAACTTAACTGCCTTAGCAAGAATAGCAAGACAGATCTCAACAAGTTTCTCGCCCAGTTCTTCATTTTCTGGAATTTTAGCAACAGCATCAGAAATAATTTTGGATGCTAGTGGAAGTAGAAAGGATAGCATGATTCTTTATCATATAGATTATGATATATTTATCTTATCAATACTTCTTCGCTTTCTTGCTGCTACCACAAGAAGATTCTTCTACTTTCTTATCATTCTTCTTCTTAACATTACCTGGGTCGCGGTCATCAATCTCAGGCATGATTTCAATCTTTGCTTTTGCTTCTGCAGCGAGTTGCCACATTTCTTTCATTGACTTCTTACCTTTTCTGCCACGAAGAAGCTCAAAATCATGTCCATCAATTTTGCCATTCTTGTTAGCATCGATTTTCTTTTGACCACCCTTGAGTTCCTCTACATTAAGAGTCTTTGGATAATCTTTGTCTCCCTTCTTAGCAGGTGATTCGCCACGCTTACGCTTGTCATGCATACGGTCCCACAAACCTTTCTTGGCACCTTCTTCCATGTCTTCCTCTTTGACACAGTTAGGCACGTCCTTACCGCCTTTTTTCTTAGTGCCCTTTGCCTTATAACCATCCCAGCATGTAGAAGCGCCCACGTTTTTACGTGCTGCCTTCATACTACCTTCTTCAATCTCGACTTCTTCCTTACGATTTTGCTTGGAGCAATTGCAATCAGCATCGCCATGCACAGGGCAGGAAGTACCTGGACCAGTCTTGTTACATTTCTCTTCAATCTGTCCATATGAAGTTTGACCAGTCATACCTAGTACTGCTCTCTCCATAATAAATTTGGAGAAATCATCGTTAACCGTATCGTAAGGTTTCATTTCTTCGACTTCCGTTTACTTTTATTTATAAATGTCTGAACTGTATCTTTTGCTGTGGTTGGATTTTCGTCCTCATATCCTTTGTGCTCGGCAACATCTTTCACCCAAGCACGAAACATATCACCTTCTTCGGTGACAGCAATAACATAATTAATACCACGTCGATGAATCTTACCAACCTGTCCATCAACATTTTTTACCCAATCGCCTTCGGAGAATACTTCACCAAGACGATAAGACTTCTGTTGCGACTGCTCAAAGACTTCTTTAAATGATTTCATAAACCCATGCCTTCTCTTACTTCCATCATTAATTGCATTTTTTGATTGTCGTCTAATGTATCTGCTATACCTTTTCTGAAAGTCATAAAGTCTGCATCTTTAGCAGAAGCTCTCATTTTACTCGCAGACATACCAGAAGCACCATCTGCATCTGGGTCTCTTTCACCAGCAGAAACTACATCTAGATTTCTATATGTATATTCAACACCATTATATTTATCTAACAGTGCTTTGTAACTAGCAATTCTATCAGACCCAGCAACTAAAGTCAAATCAGTATATGTCCCTTGATACTCCTGCAACAATTTAATAATAGTATTCACATCTTTATTGTAAATAATATGTGCTGCATGAGTAGGAAACATTTTCTTCATATACTCTACTTTCTTATTAGACGGCAAAGGGTCTTTTGGTTTCTTATTAGTATGAGTGGGGTATATGAAGTAATCATCTCTCTTGGCAATTTTAGCAACTGCCTCAATAAGTTTCTTGTGACCAATTGTAGGAGGATTAAATCTACCCCACGCTACTACTACTCTGCTCATTTATCTCCTGCTACCCAGTCTTTAGATACATTGAAGTTTGCAACACTGAATGACAATCTGTCTACTAACTTGATTGCATTTGTGTCTTCACTGATAGCAACGAATCCTTCGGGTGCTGTTATCTCATAACCATTATCTGTTTGTAAATATGTGCCAATCTTTTCACCCTTCTCCAGTTTACGGACAAAGAATGTTTTAGCATTCTGCAATGTTGTATATAGTCCAACTGCCTTAATCATCTGCGCTTCATTTGCTTCGATGAAATCCAGACCAGCATATAGTTTTGCGAGTTTGGTTGCCTTTGCCTTAGGAGTTTTTACCTTAGCAACTGCCTTCTGTACCTCTCCCTCAAAGTATTTCTTGAAGTTATTGACAAACTGCTTAGCATTATTAACCTTGCGTCCCTGTCTGACATAAGTATTGAAATAGATTTTCAATCTGGGACCGACAGTCAACTGGTCGTTTGCTTCAATCTGTGCAGCAACTTCATCAAGGAATCCACCAGATGCTCTTACTAGAGTCGCACTAGCAGTTTTCATCCTCATAAGTTTTACTTTCTCTGCATTAGTCAACAGGACATCCTTACCTAACTCATCTATCTCAGCAGACAACACAAGGACATCATTACTGCTCTTCAGTCTTTTAATATCATATCCAAAAGTAGCAGACAATGTTTCGATAGAACTTCCTCTATAAGTTGTGTGAAATACTACACCAATCTTTGCACGTTTTGCTTTTTCATATAAGTCACTATCTTCTGGAATGGCATATGTAATTGTATTGGGTTTGAATGTGATACATCTCTGTCCACCAATAGTTTCAAATTTTTTATCATCAGTAAAAAGCAAGTCACCCTGTGCTACACCATTGACACCAAGTTTAGGAAAATACTTTAGAGCATCTTTTAGTTTATCTACCAGACCAGGAGCGTGTCCATGATTTACATCAACATCTTCTGGAAGAAAATTAATCTTTGCTTCTTTGTTGAAGACAGACTTTGTGCCAACAAAAAACTTATCTGTGCCAGGATACTGACCACAGAAGATAGCAGGTGCGCCATCCCACTTAGTAGTGACCTTAAAATTCTTCGATGGGGTGCCAGAGAAAGTATTGGCAAGCAAGTCCAGAAACTTAAATGCATCCACTGCACCCTGTTTACCATCAAACAGGATACTATCTTCTAAGTGCTCTAGGTGTGTATTCTTAGACATCAGTATAGTTTACCGAATGGACCAAAACGATCACCCTTCTTCTGAGCAAGGAATGACATATCCGTCATGAATTTATTCCTCTTCTCTGAAGGCATGCTCATAAGCACATCCAAAAATTTAAGTTGCATCAACTTAGAAGTAGCAACGTGTGCATTAGAAGACCCCAAAACAACTGTGATATTGTTGAGAGCCTTGTCTGTGTCAACCACAGTGTCCACACCCTTACGCTGGAGTCTTACCATCATCTTATCATAGTCACCGACCTCTGCCAAGAAGTCCTTGGGACTCTTTGAGTACTGTCTATGCACATTATCAAACCTGATGCCATAGTCAATCATAAGTTTCTTGACCATATCAACAGGTGCTTTACCCAAACGAGCAGATGCTGCTCCTTCTTGTGTAGGCTCCCATTTTAAATTAGAGAAGTCAGCACTATCATTACCTTTAATCTGAAAGTTATAAGCATACTTGGGAGCTTTTACAATCACTCTAGTATCTTGTGTGCCAAAAGAAATAACTCCTTTCTTATCTTCTCCTAAAGATAAATCAATCCTGACTTTATCTATCTCAAAATACATTTGTTTGTATGACTCAAAGTCTGCTTCACTAAGATTGACTCTTTCATACCTCGCTTCTTTGCCAGAAACTTTTTTAAGAGATACCCCAACAACAATTTCATCTCTAAACAAAGTCCTTAAAATAGCATTCAATTCTTGGAGTGTTTGACTACTACCACCATCAACCAAATCTTTAATTGTTTTTATTGTTTTATTTTGGTCTCTAATCAACCAGATGTCAGCAGGATTCCAATTATCTTTTTGGGAGATTTGATACTTTTCTCTAATCAAATCTGTAATCCATTTCATGAATCCGCCATCACGAATAAATTCTGTGAATCTAGGACTGGAATATTGAATCAGCATTTCTTTTTGCTGCTTATAATAATCATCCAACCAGGAATCATCAAATTCCAATTGAGACAATTTCCAAATTCTTTGTAGTGCTTTATATGCTTGAGTATCTTTCCTGATATCTTCAGCAGAATTATATTTTTTATTATTCTTTAATGCACGTTGTAAGATGTAAGCAGACCCACGCTCTTGTGCAGCCGTAGTTTTAGCATCTGGTGCTCCACCTGCGCCAGTCTTTCCTGTAACTTCAAAGACTACTTTCTTATTATCAAGGTCAATCTGATACTTGTCTTTGCCGATTGTGCCACCAGGATTGTTACTAATAACATCATCCAGCATAGATTGATTGAGGTAAATCTTATAGGTGCCTTGTCTATTGGTAGGCCATTTAAATCCACTATCACCTTTCTCTGGTCTCAACCAACCAGATGTAGCGACTTTTTGTAATCTAGATTTCAATGCCGCCTTTGCAGGTGATGGCACTGGAGATACTATTTGTGCTATACTAGCAGGTTGTTTTGCCATATAAAAAACCTCCCCCAAGTATTTAGGGAAGGTCGCGCAAACCAAGAAAATTCATATTAACATTATATCTACCCATAGAATTATCACTACAGGTTGTGCTCTTATGTGGTTGATATGGATTGAATAAAAGTAATCTATTTTCTATAGATTCAATCTCAGTGCCATCATCAAATATTGTTTTACCGTTATTAGTATTCAAATAAAATATAGCACCACAGTGGTCAAAGTTTCTATCCTGATGATACTGATGCTCTACAACTTTATCTGTAGGAGGATACCAATTTGCTTTGACTCTTATGATAGCAAGAGGATTTATTTTTTCTATCACAGGTAAAAACAAATCAAACATGGGACTGTTTGGTTTGTAATCCACATACAACATGTGAGTCAAATAATATTCTTTATCTTCGGAATTACCTGTAATAGAATGATTAATAAACCAAGGAAAAGATTCTGGATTAAAAATAGTATTTTGAATATTAGAAAAACTTCTCTCATCTATGAAGTTATCAATGACGAGAGGAGACTCTATTTTATTCTGGATGTTTACTTTTTTCATTTTCCTCTTTTACTTCCCATGACCCACCAACTCCACCTTCCATGTTAACAACAATGTCTGGTGTCTTTGAATGATGGGGCGCATGTTCTCTATCCATGGGTTGAGACTTAGTGTCATCATTACGTGAAAGGTTTTTAATCACAATGAAGGCATCTTTGTTATACTTGCGAGTGCCTATTGGGGACTGCCATTTGCGGTTATAATCATCACCAACATCAATCCCAGAAACACAAGTGCCGCCAATCTCAATAGCGATGTGGTCATGTCTAACGTTCCATCCAAGTTTTGCAATTGTATTCCATAAGTCTTCTTGTGTAAATTCCATTAGCGGTCTCCTGTTTTACGATTTTCTGAGAAGTAAGGGTCGAAGCTACCCTCAGGATAACGCTTCTCAAGTTTCTTAACGTTAGTAGCAATCACCTCATCGAAGGAAATATCAAGTGCCATTGTAGCTTGAGCAACATACCACATAACATCACCCAACTCAATGATAAGATGCTCACGATTATCTTCGTTCCACGGTTTTCCTTGGAAGACCATCTTCTTAATGATCTCAAGGAACTCACCGCCCTCAGCATTAATTCCAACCCCAGCAGTAAGAAGTCTCTCAATATTGGCACCTTGTCTATCAAGATCCCCAATACGATCAGCAAAGTCAACAAAGTTTGTAGAAGCCTCTGAAGTAACTGCT